TCGTGTTCTGAATCTGGATAAGTATCTTCAGTATCATAATCTTCGTTCCATCTTACTTCAGCATTACAATAAAAACATTTCATTATTTTATTTCTTCAAAATTATTTTCTCTATCAAAATATTTATAGTCAACTTGTACTGTTTCAAACTCTTCTAAACATTCTAATATATCAGACTTCTTAAAATCTTTACATGAGTATACATCAAGTTGTATTAAAGCAGGATTGTTTTCATCCCAAGTATGAATAACAACATGTGATGTTTCTATAATAGCAACACCAGTTATACCTGCGTTACCTTTCTTAGTAACTTTAGTTGCATAAGGACCTGCAAGTATTTTCATATCTATTTTTTTAATTAAATTCTTTAACCAAAAAATAATATGTTCTTCTGATGCAGGTGGTTTATTTACTTCTGCTCTAATAAGTAAATGTTTATGCTTGACGTTTTCCATAGGTTTCTATTTGCTCCTTGTATTGATTAGTTATTTCTTCTACGTTAGGAAGTTTAACAATATGAGTAAGGAAAACATTTTTATTAGCATACTTAAATACTCTTAAACCTTTTCCATTATTACTATCAGAGTGACATTCCCATTTATGTATACAGAATTGACAGCCTGTTGCTAAAGTTTTGTTACCATTCTTTTCTTCTTTATCTTGATAACATTTATTAGGTGGTGCTTCACTTTCTAATGTTGTTTTTAAAGTAGATATTAAATCAGGTATATTTGGTTTTGCCATATCATCTGGTTTATAAAAACAAATATCACCAGAAGATTTATCAACAACAAGAAACCCACCTTCCTTAGTACCCATAGCAGTTTCATATCCTGATAACTGGGCATGATAACCAAAGGGGTCGTCATTAACTATCTCACCTGATGCAAACTTTTTAAAACTAAATGGTGATGCTGACTTAACATCACATACTTCTCCATCTATCTTACTATCTATATGTCCAGTAATACCATCTATCTCAACTTTCTTTTGTTGGTCTTCAATCTTATGACCAGACAATTCTGCAAGATATAAAATAAGATGTTCAATAATATGTCCATATAAAAACTTTAATGTCATATCAGAGTTATCTTCTTTAGATTCTTTAGGACTATTCTTATCATACCAAAGTTGTCTAGGTGGTTTACCTAACACAGACATTCTTAATTTACCTTCATACTTTTCTTTGACTGAAGGTTTGTTCCATGATAGTAAAGCTTCTTTAATACTATCTAAGAATCTATTTAGATTCTCTTCTGTAATAGGTGCAGGTTTACCATTTGATACATCTGTAATTAATTTTTTAATATCTGGTACTAAAGTACTAATGTGTTTCTGACCAGTTGTTTCCGATTTTATATTCGCCATTTAATGGACACCTCACTTTCAATTTATTTCCTGCATCTATAATTGCTTGTACTGCAATCTTTCCAAACTCTTCTGCCTGTGATTCTTCAACTTCATATTGAAATTCATCATGTACATTTACAACTGGAAATGCTTTGATTCGTTTATTATTAACATATTCTTCTAGCAATGTCAACGCATACTTCATAACTATTGCACCTGCTCCCTGCAATAATGTATTCAATGCAGCATGTGGATGTCTAATAATTATTTTTCTTCCGTCAAGTCCTTTGACCCATCTTCGTTGAGCCACTCTGTCCACTTTTTCTCGTAAGCTTCTAAGACTTGGTGTTGCTCTAAGAAATTTTTCTTTAACTCTTTCTCCATCTCTTTCCGTACCTCCAATGATACTTCCGATTTTTTTTGAACCTGCTCCATAGATAAATGCGTAGATAAAAGTCTTCGCCTTATCTCTTGATTCCAAACCAGCAGCATTTTGATTTGCTGTGTGTATATCTCCATTAACGACTTCATTTATATATTCCTCATCATTCATGTAGTGTGCTAACATTCTTAACTCAAGTCCAGATGCATCAACACCTACTAGTTTAAATTGTTTTCTTGGTATCCATAATGCCCTACATTCTTTACCATAAGGAGAGTACACAGCAGGTATCTGAGCCATGTTGGGCGACTGGTGACTCATTCTACCTGTGACTGTACCATTAGTAATCACTTTTCCATGTACTCTCCCATCTTCTCTAATCGCTTCAATCCAAGAACTGACTTGAGCAATCCTTTTCTGTAGCAAGAGAAACTTGTTTATTAATGCAGCCTCTGGAATATTTTTAATTTCAGATAAAACTTTTTCATCTACAATCACATGTCCTTTATCTGTTTTCTTTTTTGGTTTCCAACCTAGCTTCATTAATCGTTCACCTATTTGTTGTCGTGAACCTAAATTAAATTCTTTGTATTTTACTTTTGTAAACGGAACTCCTTTAACATAACCTCTAGCTTTATTGTTTGCTTTAGGTATAAATGTTTCTTCTATCTTTTCTGGTGGAAAAGATTTTCTAACTTCAGTAGTTAATTCATTCATGTCTTCTTGAAACTTAGCTTGTAATCCATATGCATTAACAACATCAATAAGAAATCCATTGTCATGTTGTTTCTGAATTATCTCAGCTACCTTATGTTCTAATTCAATTGACTCACCAAAGTCAGTCATCTTTCTCATTAAAAATTTATAAAGCTTTTCTGTTAATGCAACATCATTACGACAATACTTTAACATGTCATCACTAAGATAATCAAACTGTTCAAACTCTATTTTGTTTTGACCTAGCTTTGTTCCCCAATTTTTTAATGAGTGTCCACCATCTAATATTGGATTAAGTAATCTTGATAATACTAATGTATCTGTAAGTTTACAATTCTTAAATATGTCTGCACCTAAAAACTTTTTAACTACTGGTACATCAAACCCAATAATATTATGTCCAATAAATTCTTTAGTTTGTTTTGCAAACTCTTCAAATCTATTTAAGTTTTTACCTTCTACAAATTGATAGTAAGTTTTATCATGCTTACAAACAATGCACCAAATTTTATCTGCAGTCATTGTTGTTTCAATATCAAACACTACTTTATTAAAGGTCATCTACTTTAACCTCTTTCAATCTACCAGTATCAACATCATATCTTAAATCACAACAAGGTCCTGTGAGCCCAGAAAATCTATTCTTTAATACTCTAACTCTTGTTGTATTTCTAATCTCTGGGTCATCATTCTGTGCATCTCTTTCTAATCCAATAACCATATCACTTAGTTGACCTATACTTGCTGAACCTCTAAGCTGTGATAAAGATGTTGCTGCACCTTCCTCATGTCCTTTACCGTCTGGTCTTCGTAAGTGTGATACAACTATCATTGATACTCCAGTCTCTTGAACTAGTGTTCTTAACCTAGTCATAATCTCATCTAATGCTCTTCGTTCATCACCATGAGATTGGTCTGATACAATAATACTAACATGGTCTATCACTACATACTTACAATCTAAACCTTTAGCTAAGTATCTTACTCTTGAAACTATATTGTCAATAGAGTTAGAACCAAAATGGTCAAACATATAAACTCTACCAGTACCTACCGTTGCATCAAAGTAAGTTTTTAATTCTTCTTTACTTACATGGACATCAGGTAAATGTAATCTTTGATTAGCTTCAATACTCATCAAACCTTTAGAAGTAATGACTGGTGTTTCTTCTAACATAAGTAAACCAATATTATCTTCAGTAGATTTTAACATATGATATACTACTTCTCTCATTACTTGTGTCTTACCTAAACCTGAACCTGCTGTAAATGTAACTAACTCTGCAGGTCTAATACCATATGTTATTTTATTCATACCCTCAAATGGATACTGAACAAATGCTCTTGTTGTTGGTTTAGCTATCTCTTCAAATAAAACATTTGCATTTATAATACCATCAGGTGCATATAACTTAGCATCCCAAAAAGCTTTAGTATAAATTTGAATTTTATTTTTAGTTAAACAATCAGATGCATCTTTATATTCTTGAGGTAAATACATAATCTTACATTTACCTGGACTAAATAATTCTGCAACTTTTAGTGCACCTTCTTGACCATGTTTATCATTATCAAAATTAATAATAACATTATCAAATTGTTCTAGATAATCTAAACTATTTTTAACATCCTTAACTGCTGAAGTAATTCCATTCTTAATACTAACAACAGGTGTGTCATACTTATCAGTCTTAAACATTTGATAAGCTGATAAACAATCTAACTCACCTTCAGTTACTATAATGTATTTACCTTTTGTGAAAAGATGTTCACCAAACAATCCAGAATTTTTTGTATTACCTTGTATACTAAATTCTTTTAGCTTAGTGTATCTAGTTTTTGTGGCTATCTTTGCACCTTGCTTGTCATGATAAGGGTAGTAATGATGTGTTATACTACCAACAGAATCCATCTTAACTGTAACACCATATCGTTTACAGGTATCTTCTTTTAAATTTCTGTCAATGATTTCTGCAAAGTTAGATTCTTTTAGAAAGTCTTTTACTTGATATTCATTTACTCTATTTGTTGTTTCATGATTTGTTTCCATATTGTATTCCCTAATGTACTGCTGACATGAGAAACAATAAGCTGACCCATCTTTGTTTAATGATACTGCATCGCTACTTGCACAAAGTGGACATGGTAAATGATATTTAACAAATCCGTTCTTGTCTATGTTTTCCATTGTCGCCCTTTAAAATTTTAGTTATTTGTGAGAGAGCCAGATGGAGGTATCCGACTCTCTCGTAGGAGTTAAGTATAATGACAACTATGAACATTATATCTTGTGGTTTTTTAGACTATTTAAAAATCACTATTAATAGATTCACCGTCAGAAGATGTACCTTCAACTGTGAAATCCTCATTAGGAGTGTACTCAACTAAGTCTAAAACTTGTACTGCTTGTAAGTCTAAACCTTTACCAGTCTTACCTTTGTAATTCCAGTCATAAGATTTATACATTACTTTTACTTTACTGCCGTTACCGACTATCTTATCTAACGGTTTCTTTTCTGCATCAACTAATTGAGGCTGTTGATTTTTATCACCGTTAGCCTTAGATACTTTTCTTTTAAACTTAATGATGTTCTTAATTGTCTCATCATTAATTGTTGTTTCACCAACTGAGAAACCTTGCTTTTGAAATTCAGATGCTGTTGCATCATCAACTGCTAAGTCTATTCTCCACATTGGTTCAAACTTTTCATTGGGTCTAGTTATAGATGCCCAATAAGCTGTTCCTTCTACTATTGCCATAATATATTTCCTTTTATGTTATTTAATTTATTTGACATGACAGAATCTATATCAAATTTTTTCATCCATGTCAACACTATCTGACACTTTTTTTTCACTTTGTTCACTTAATACTTTATCTATTTTCTTAGATAAATCTTGCTTTTTATTTAGTTTAATTTCTAAGTCATTAATTTTTCTACCCATAGATTGTATATCATCGTTAGCTTGTTCTAATTCAATTAAGATTTTTTTAATTCTTAAATCTTTATCCTTAATTGTTTTAAAGTTTTCTTCCTTCTCTTTAGTTAACTCAACTATTGTATCTTTATACTGTCTAATTAAATCTTTATCAGCCATAACTATATACTGTAACAATCCTCCTTAAATAATTCTTTGATTGGAATAACAACACACTTACTTGCTCGGTAATCTCCTAT